CAGCTTAGTTCTTCGCTTGGTCTTGATGTCAGCTGTAAGGACGTGGCCATGTGGTGCCCAAAACAAATCGTAATCGTAGGTGTCTTCAATCCTCTGCTTAAGATGCTCTGACACCGCCTGCTCTGCTATGAAAGCTTCTAGGTTTGCTTCTCCCTCGGTAATACTATTGTTCAGTGCACCCATTTCTTCTGCACGCTGCTCTGCACGAAGAATCATTCCCGTTGTTACCGAGAGCTCAACCATACGAGATAAACACGGGAGTCTTTTCTCCGACGTATGAACCAACGACGTTGAACTCCATGAACTCAACAGCGTCTTCAATCGTCATACCGTCTCTATGGATTAGGATTGAAACACAGGTGTCGTAATCGTACACAGCTACGATGTTTCCCCCTTGCGTGTGACCAACCAAAGCTTCCTCGAAGCCATCAGCTAGTAGCGCATCGTTCTCTGCCAACACCTCAATAAGATAGTCCCTTTTGAACTTGTTGAGACCAGCGATAAACTCTTTAGTGGGTCGTGTCTTCATTTCAAATCCATTACTCGTAAGAACATCTCCCCGTTCTGCTCATCAAACGTCTTGATTGCTTTGTAAATCTTTCGAGACTCTCTTTTAACGGCCTCCCGCTCACCCTTTGTTGAATCCGTTCCTAGGGCGCAGTGCAAAGCACAGTCCATCCTAAGGAGTTCGTCCATCTTTTGTTTGTCTGTCCAAGTCTTGAAACCTAGAACTTTATCAAGGTCTTCAGTAGTGTAATCCATTTAAGTAATTATTAAGGGCGCGTTGTACACTCGTCTCTTCTCCAATCGGACACTTTTGATGCAGCAATTCCTGTATCCCATCAAACCCACCCTTCCACACGTACTTCTCTTTCACTTCGCGCAGGTATTCCTTCGCTTCGGTGACATCATTCTCTAGTGACTTGATTGTTTTTCTGAGGTTGAACACCTCGTCCTTGAGTTCTTTGTTACTCATGTCAAACACTGGGTCAAAGCTACCGAAGTACACTGCCTTTGCGCTTTCGTAAGAACCCTTCAGTCTTTTATCATTCAGAATGTATCCGTCGAATCGTTTCTTGTAATGAACGATAGTGCAGTGGGTCTTACTTAAGTACTCAGCAATAGCCACCGTAGTGTAGCCCTTGTCCAGTAAAATCTTGGAGAAAATCATACGGGCATTTACATTCTCTCTGTTTCGGCATGTTGTAATCAGCTCAACATGAAGAATGCTTTCGATGGCCTCATGAAGAACGCCAAACTCTTTGTTAATAATCTTTTTCATTGTGTTAAAATCGGAAGAGAAAGATAGTCAGAGATGTCATAAACAGCCAACCATCCGCTGTCTTTTTTCGATTCATTAACAATGTCCCAAGGGAGAATCCAACCACGAGCATTTACCGGCATGCCTTTACCTACATCTCTCTTTGTGTCGCGTGTATTTAAGTTGCTTGACTCACAGAATTTTAGTAGGGCTTCGCGATTGAATAGATGTGCATGAGCCTTGTAGTCACCGAAACTATTCTCATCAACTAAAGAATTGGGTGCGTACTTAACCACATAGACCCAGTACTTTGAAATTGACGCTCGAATCCCACTGTCTTTATCCGCACTTGGGTTTACGTACTCGATAAACAAGTTACCAGTGGGGTCTCTACGGGTTCCGTATGAAGACCAAGCTGCCGATGATTTGGTATCCCACTTGACCTCGAAGTAAACCTTGTCGTTTAACTCAACGATATCCCATCCGGGTTCCTTACCCTTTGACTGCTCGTATGTCTTTAGGGTTTTGTCCCCCATGAAGTTCATCCAAGCAAGCTCTATCCTATTGCCGAACTCAAGGTCTTTACGGAAGCTGCTCGCCATCTGATTCTTCTATGTATTCCCTAAGAGCGTGCTTCATTGCTTCAAGCTCCAAGATTACTAGTTTCTTGTACTTTCTTACGTCGTCAAGCGTTTGCTCCCAGTTCGTGACTGGTGCACCCTTGTTGTCGTGAAGCTGCTCGTACAGCTCCGTAGTCAACCTCTGTATCTCCTGAGTACAGTAGCTGTAGAGCTGACTAAGTTTTTGCTTCTCCATTGATGTGGTTCAGTATGATTGTTATCGCGGCATCTATTTGCTTTTTGTTTTTAGGGATGAAAAGCATGTAGTCATCCATGTCATTGTCTGACATGTACTTTAAAAACAGCTTCCACCTTAAAGGAAAAGTGTGCTGTGATGGAACCCACCCCTTCGTCTCAATAATGAAACGATTCTCGTGGCTAACAAAGTCTGGAGTGTACTTAATCGAAAGCACCACCTTGTTTGTCGCATCCGTCATAACATCCTTACCCCTCGTAGACTTATGGTAAACTCCGGGATACCTAAACGAGTCCATCAACTGAAATGTCTCGCTCTCATATCCAAAATCAATCTTTGATTCCTTCAACCTGTCGTAACAGTAGGTCTCAAGAGTTGACTTCAGCTTTACTGAACCCCTACTGAGGTCTTTGCGCTTCCTTCCCTTCGTTGGTCTTGTTAAGTTCTTCCGGCGTTTAGCCATACCCTAAAAGGTACGGTTAGAAGTGCTCTTGTTTGCCAACAAGTTGTTCACCAAGAGATGTGAATAGCTTTTGGTTGGGAGCGTGCATAGAAAATCCACTCTGTGTTGAGTTCAATTCAAAAATCATTGGCTGAGCGTAGGGAGTGGGCTTACCACCAGTGTCCACCTCTCGAACCTTTCGAACATGCATCTCAATACACCTGCGCTGGAGAACATCGGGGTGCTGAATCTTTCTGTGTAACGTGATGAAGCAGTCACTACGATTCACCCACTTTCCACCATGCTCAGTATCCTCTGCGTAAGGAGCGACTTGCAAACCGTCATCGCCTTTCCTGCGCTGGCTCTCAGTAATACTGTGAGCGTTAACCCATACAGCTACATCCATGTTATTGCTGAAGGTCAGAAACTCTGAAGCTGCTTCATAGTGATACTCATGAGGGCCGACTCCACGGTTAGCACTCATCTCAATCTTAAGGCTGTTGTATGGGTCAACAAACAAGCCGTCAATCGGGTTCTGCCTGTGCACCTTCTCACAGAACAGGATGATGTCCATGTAACTGTAGGTCTTGCTGTTGTCGATTACAACGAAGTGCTTCTCAACCCAGTCCCTAGCTTTTTTACGTTCGATGTGTGTGGTGCTACCAATCTTCTTATTCAGCGCAAACTGAACCAGCTTCATCTTCACGGCAGCAGAGCGGTTCTCTGAGCTGTAGATTACCCACCTCCAGTTGTGATGCATTGAACTTGCCACCATCATCCACAGCGCAAAGGTTGTCTTACCGATATTACTGTGACCATTAATCATAACGAACTCCTTTTTGAATACGAAGTTCTCATCCATGAATTGGTTTCCTGTACTAAGACCTAGGGGTATCTTGCCATCCACATACTGCTCAATCCAATCGTAATCAACATCGTCACTGCTGATAAAGGACATGTCCCCATCATTCAGTTTCATGTCTCTCTTAATCTTCTCTTCGCTACTGATGACCTCACTGATAGGTAGCTTCTTTCCGTTTGCTATCCCGTCATTAATAGTCAGTAAAGCCCCCTCCAAATTGTCAATGTCCCGCTTCTGAATCTCTCTTTCGAGTATCCAGCGAGCAACATCTTCTTCAACAATGCCACTGGCAATGTACCCACCCATTAAACTGGAAGCCTTGACAAGGACGTTATGCTTCTCTCCTTCCTCCGCCTTGCGTATCATAGCTGCTGCTATGTTTATCTTGTTGAAGTCAGTCCTCCCAGACAAGTCTTTAACGACTTGATTTTGAGAATGCTCTGACATCATGCCGCCATACCTCTCGTACTCAGCCTTGACAACGATGTCTGGGTCGTATGACTCAAAGCACGCTCGGCTTTCATTCTCTCCGGTGCTGTCTAACTCAAGACCATACTGCTCGTCGAAGTATTTAATCAGTGAGCGGTAGTGGTCACGATGTCTCTCCGTGTTTGTTATCTCGACTAAACCTTTAACACCCTCACCGCTGGGTGATGCCCAGCACGACATGATGTACTTGTCTCCAGCTAAGGCAGACTTAGTTCTTGCTACGTCAACATGGTCAAAGTCTAGAATTACCAAGCCGCTGTGAAACTTTAAGCTGTCATCGCTTCGCTTGTTCTTCTCAAAGACTCCACTAAAACATACCGCAGGTAGCTCTTGCTTAATAGCTTTGTCACCCTCCCTTATTAGTTCAACCTTTGGTTGACTCTTACCTTCTTTAATCCTCGTTAGAACTGTATCCAGCGATGTAATTACTGCCTCCTGTGTGCGATAGATTGTTGGATAGATGGTTACCTTTTGATTGTTCATCGCGCAACTGTTGTATCTGGTTCTCGTACCACTTTGCTTTCTTCATGTCCTGCTCCAAGCTGTTCCCCGGCTTGTTCCCTGCCCGCATGCGGTACTTGAAGACGTTCATCTCGCAGAACGCGATGTATGAGTCTTTGCCCCAGATATCTATCATCATCTGCCACACTTGCTTGCCCCCCTTCTTGTAGTGTTCCGGGTTTATAGCGTCTGAGTCTGATTTGGATTCGGTCTTTGAAGGTTTCGAGGGTTTCGATGATGCCTTTGATTGTATCAATTTGCTCATGAGGAGAAAGAAAGTTTTGAGCCTCTAAATTTAAGTCCTCCTTCTTGAAGGAGTCCAGCTTTTCTAGTACGATTCGAGAGGCTGTTTCGAAGTACGTTCTGTATTCAGGGCTTGAGACAAAATACATCTCATGACTCTGCTTGTAATGGTAGATGGTTGTCCTGTCTTTATTGAACAGGTTTGAACACACGCTGTGGTGAAAGAAGGCTGATGTAGCATTGGCAAACGCTGCCCTTATCTCTACTTGCTGCCGTGTCCTTGAGTTGTTTGGTTCTGCACCGATAGCCTCGATGTAGGTTTGGTATGTTTGTCTGAAGATGTCCATTGAAATAAAATTTTGTACTCCCGGCAGGACTCGAACCTGCAACATTCACCTTAGAAGGGTGATGCTCTATCCAGTTGAGCTACGAGAGCATAGCGAGGGGAGCCAGAACAATTCACGAAACTGACTCCCCCCTTGCGGTCTATCTATATCCTAACCACTATTTAGAACGGCACTTCAGAAGTGCTTTGCTTGTCTACCTTGCGCTGCTGTTCACCCTGACTATTCGGGTCGTACACAGAGCAGAAAGCTTTCATCTTTCGATTGTCTTCTCGGTCTGGGACAGAGACAACATCAATGTAAACTCTACCCTTTGCAGTTGCGTACTGCTTGAGGTTGTCTAACTCCTCCAGCGTGAATGATACTCGCTGGTTTACTCGTGGGGATTCAGTGTATCCCACATACACGTTGCTGTTATCAGCCATGTCTAAAAAATTAAAAGGTTAATGTAAACTGCTTGTACCGGTTGCGGGATTGTACAACTCCCATAAGTCCTTCAGCATACAGCCACATGAGGCGTAGCTTAGTTCTGTCCTGTTCGTCCATGGCATCAGCCAGCTCCTTGTAGGGCATCTTCAATTCAGTGATGGCATAGTATGCTGTAAAGCATCGGTCAGTGAAACCGTCCTTGCCAAAGTCCTTACACTTGGTAACGTCGATACCGAAGTGCAGGTTTGCTCGTGTGATTAGCTCTTGTGCATTCATCAGATTAGTCCTTTGATGTAGAACGTCTCTGTCTCAAGGTTATTGTCCAAGTACCGAGTAATTCTTTCTACTGCCTTATCAAACTTCACCTTACCATTCTCAATGGTTTCATCACTGGCTTGGTAAACACCGATGACGTAGGGATACGCCTTCTCTTGTGCTACCCAGTAGAACTTATCCAAACCCAGCACGCTACAGTAGATGTAAGCTTGGATGTCGTAACCGTAGTCTCTTACCGCGTAACGGAATGCCGATAGGCTACGGGTGGTCTTATGGTCACTGATGTAGTCCTTGTTCAGGCAATCCAAGAATCCACGTACTGGAACGCCTGAGATTTCCTTATTGAACTCGTGTTGGTAATCACCGATGAGGTACTCCTCCATTACACCAGTCACCTTCAATCGCTCAATCATTTCTTGAGCTTTCTTGAAATCGTCCTGACCAATGAGCTTGACTTTCTTTTCTTCGGCCTCCTCTTGGAAGTCCTTAACCCAAGCCTTGTACTTGTTAGTCATACGTGGTGCACGACCACCAATCTCCTCACACTTTGCGCTGTCATTGAGCACTAAGAATTGCTTATCGAAATCCTCCGGTGTAAACAGAAGGCAATCGTACATACTTCCGAACGTCAGGGCTTCACTCTCTTTGAAGAGTTGTCCCCTCATGTACATCTCCCACAAGCGCATGTCTTGTAGTGCGTACTTTACTGAGCTGTATGATAAGTGACCCTTACCTACGGCTTCTGCTAATTGAACTGACAACATCAGGCTTCGGAGTATTCCACTAGTTTGCTGTACTGAGCCTTGCTGAACTTAGTCTTAGATTGCTTTTCAATCTTAGTCCAAGCATCCTTACGGTCTTTAGCATTCTTGAGGTAGGTCACTGCCTTTTGGTAGTCACGCTCAATATCCTCTGGCTCGTCTTGTTTAGCGATAGCTTCCTTGACCTCGTTAGCTGAGGCAATGCTGGCATCTATCCCAATCCCCATCATCGCAAGTGCTCTACCTACAGCCGATGTCTCGCAGTTCTCCACGAAGGATGTCTTGTTGATGTTACTCGATGACTTCACTTCATGTGCATGACCTGTGGCTATGACTCGTTGTTCGGGGTCGGCAATCAGGCATTTACAGATACACTCGTCTCCGGTATCCATCATGTTGATTTCTGTGGAGATTGTCCAGTTCTTGTACTGGTCTTCCTGTCGGAAGAATTTAATACGCTCGTTTACTTCGACGTATTGCTTGCCACGGATGTTCGTGGTCTTGAATTTGTGTTGTGACATATTCTATTTAATAAAGGATTCAACTTCTTTCATTATCCATCCTTGTAGTATCACTACTGGGTGTAGTAGGATTGACAGGAGGAGTAGGGGTGACGCTATCAGCATCTTGATTGTTCTCTTCATAGGCTTTAACTAAATCTTCGTATTCATCAAGCAGTACACCCTGTTGTCGTATCAGGTTGCTGTAAGCTTGCCTCTCGACGTGAACCGCTTTTGCAAAGTTCGATGTTTTCCGTGACATTTTCAACAGATTACTGCACATTTTTTTCCACATGTTAATTGCTTCATTCATAACTCCCATTCTTTTAGGGGGTCTCGCAACCCAAGTTTTTCTGCTTCGTCTGCGACCAGCATGCATGCCTGCACCATTTGGCTCTGGTCTATGTTACCTAGGTCGTACCTGCGACAAACATCAAGGAACAGACGGCACACTGTCTTGCTGTCGTGAAGCTCGAAGTGCATTGCCATCGTATCCTCACGGCTCATATCTTCTGTTGTATTACTCATTGTAAAAGGGGTTATGTTTTATACAGCTACAACGTCTCTCGTTGCTCTTTTATTGTGTCCTTCACCGTCATTGACAGCTCGTGCCAGTCGATTGCCTGAAGGCATCCATCAACGAAGTCCTTGAGGATTCCGTTAGGTAATTTGTTGTAGGTATCCTCGACTATCATGTCGAAGCAATCTCTACACCACTGAGGGGTTACTCCCGTTAGGTCGTTCGGATT